ATGAAATGGCCAACGATCGAGCAAATTCGCAGCTTCACCGATTTACCCTATGGCTACAGTTGGGATTACCTGAAACGTGAGGAGATCAATGTCGCGACAGATTTTTTCCGGACATGGTTTCCCTCCATTTCGGTGGGGTTGGCAAGCCCGTTTCTGGACCAGCAGTTCTACGCAGACAACGTGGTGCTCGAAGACGATCCGGATCGAGGCATATTCGCTACCGTCGTCCGCCAGAACGATGAGATTGTCGCTATCGCCACGTGGGAAAAAATTGACGGTGCTGACGTTATTTTCGGGCGGGTCGGCGCGGTAGCCAAACCGCACAGACAAGCCAGACTGGCCGTTGCGGCCCAGGACCTGGGAGAAAAAATCGGCACGTTCATGGGCGCGGGGCTGATCTATGGCATGGCAACAACCCGCACGCCGTATATGCAACAAGCACTGGAGCAAGCCGGTTACAAAGCGGTAGGGATAATGCCTGGCTTGGACCGGGAAGAAACAGCACCTGGAATCGTGCGCAGGGTTTACGAAGTCATCTACGTAAAACGGCTCGCACCACACGCCGACTTTCTCATTCCTACCGGTCGTAACCTTACCCCTACAGTCGCGCGACTTTACGCAGATATATTTCAAGGTGATGACGACACGAACTGACGAGCCAGCCTAGCAGCGAACCAACCATCGAAATGCTTCTGATCAGTAACGCTACCGGCTCGCGCCTTTTGCATCGATCGAGGTAGCCACATTAGGTAATGAGTTCAACAAGACTCAGCAGCGGCTAAAAGCACCTGTGGGGTTGATTAATAGATGAGAAGTGAACTGAGTGGACGCGGCTCTGGCCCCTGAGTTAGCTTTCGTAACCGTTCTAACTTGGGGCTCCGCAATCATGACTGACCGTCAGATCATTGTTCCAGATGGCATGAGATTGATCTACGAGCGCGCGGGTTATGCACCAGCAGTAAAGGTAGGAAAAACTCTCTACTGCGCGGGTCAGGTAGGCAGGACGCCGGAATTATCCGTCATTGAAGAACCTGAGCAGCAGTTTTTAGCTGCATGGGACAATCTTCGGATCGTTTTGGAGGCAGGTGGCTGTAAATTTGAAGATGTCGTAGAAATGACAACTTACCACGTCGACATGCACCGTCACATGCCAATTTTCAGACGCGTAAAGGATAAAGTCTTTCCGAGAAGTACTTGTGCATGGACCTGCATTGGTGTCAGTGAATTAGCTCGACCTGGCCTTCTCGTGGAGATCAAGTGCGTCGCAGTAGAGCGATAACCTTCTGACAACCACCTGCATATCCAGATCTTAAAATGGGTGACTACGCATGCGGTGGTAGATTCAAAATTACACTCGCCTGCTGCATCGGTAGGCGCGTGATAACACTTTACGCCGACGGCTAATACTGACGGGAAGCAGGCGCCAATCAATTCCGATGCGAGCAGAAAAATGCCTATCAGCGGATATCCTTAGCACTCGCTCAACGCAAATCCAAAGTCATCGCTTGACACTTGTGCCGCTTCGTTAAGTCGCTGGCGCAGCGCAGCCGTTAGCTGCCTCTCCACTTCCCATGGATCCGACAGCGCGGCGAGCTGTGGCGCCAATTGAGGCGACAAGCTCATCAGCGATTGGTTGAGCGAACGTGCCGTTTCATATGCAGCCTTCTGCACGAAGCTGATCTCGACCAGTTCACCCTGCGCCTTGCGAAACTCCATCTCAGCCATCCGCGCCAAGTAATGCTCGCGATGCGCTCGTGCTTTCTGGAAGTCTGGAGTCTGCCCCTGCGCAGGATCAACGGGCGGCGGCGCAGCCATGTTGGTCGGCTCGGATTGGGCTGCGACGTGACCGTACACATCACGCTGAAGCCGATCCTGTTGGTGGCGAGCAGCGACGGCAGCCTTGCTCGGATCAGCGGTATCGCGGATCAATGCTTCGGTGGCCAGCACATCGACCTGCTTTCCATTGGGGGACAGGACCAGTCGACCGTTTTCCTTCAGCCAGGTGATGTAACTCGGCGACCGTCCGATGTGCGCAGCAAAGGCGCTCTTTGACAGGTACGTAGCTGTGCTCATAAGCCCTCCTTTTCAGCGGCTTTTCAATGAATCCTTTCAAGATTTCAATGGATTGAAATTTCAGTAAGCTGGCGGGCCTCCCACTAACACGATCCCGCGGGTTTCCGACCCCGTGTCCTTTGAAAGTCCCCAGGGTCCCCGGCGGTTTTCTGCCCGGTCCGGTCAATCGACTCGGCATCCGAGTGCCATGCCCTACCCCCATCCCTTTGGAAAGACGGACATCCGTGCAAAGGTTTCAGCTAGAGAGATTCCGCGAGTTCGATAACCCGTGTAGGGGGCGGCCCTCGGGGAGGACCCGTAAAAATCGGCGCCCTACCCGGCCTGCCCGGCTCATGCCTTCGGCTCAGCCTCGCTCAGGTCCAGGCGCTTGGCCACCCAGCGCTCGTACAAGCCGATGGCGACATCCGCGCCGGCCATCGCGGTCAGGCAACCCAGCGCACCCGCTGTCCAGATCGACAGGCCCGCACCAAACAGCAACATCATCGCTGACACGCCGCAGACGATGCAGGCACCGGACCGAAGTGCGAGGCGGCGCAGCAATGCCCAGCCTCGCGCCCCGTCCTTGTCGGCGCGCCACATCTCGCCAGACACACCGCCAACCAGGGACAGGGCAATCACCATCCAGATCGGCATCTCTGCCAGTGCTTGTTGCTCGTTCGTCATTGCCCTGCCCCTTAAACAAAAAGACCCGGCGCAATGGCCGGGTCAAGTGGTGGGTGGCCTACCGCGCTTTGCGGTCGCACCCATCGAAGATGGCCCCTTTTTACAGGTCGATTCTGGTGGCAGCAAGACCGTTTTAATGCCATCCGGTGAATGTGTGGCTTACGTCCGGTGAACGGCTGGCGAATGTCGGTGAATATCTATCCCGGCTGTCTTTTGCTTTTCTGGCGTCCCATACGTCCCACCTTTCTAAAATAAGGTGGGACGTCCGAAAGCCCCGCAGATTGGGGCTTTGCCCCACCGTCCTACTTTTATCTCTCTTTTCTCGTGTATAGAGAGAATATTTAAAAACACGCGTGCGCGTGAACACGCGCATTGATGCCCGCTACGCATACACGGGCGGGTGGCATGGAAAAGGTGGGACGGTGGGACAGACCAACAACGACGGGGCCTGCGCCCGTCCCACCACCGCAAAAAGCGGTGGGACGGAGGCAGGCCAGTGGGACGGAGTGAGCCAGAGTAATGCCCACGATCAAGCCGCTTCCCCCAAGAGGAAGTGCTCAACCACGATGTGGGCGTCATGCAGGCGCTGGTAGTAGAGGTTGCGTGTGCAGCCACTGCGTGCCAGACGTGCAGCGAGAGGTGCGTCGGGCTGGAAGTAATGCACCTTGACGACCGTCATCAGCTCGGGATCGAGGCGTTTCTTGACGATGCGCTCAATGTCCAGGGAGGCTTCCAGCGGCACCCTGCTCCCGCGCCTGCCGCGCAAGAGCTGGCCACCGCTTTCCATCATCATCGCGACCATGTTGCCGCCCGAGTAACCAGCGGCCACCTCATCGCTGTGCAGCTCCTGCGCCCATTGTTTGAGAGCCATATCGATCGCTTTAATCATCGAAGCACGGCTCCTCAAATGCAGGTTGTTCCAGCGCAGGCGCCCTGCCCCAACCCTCAGGTTTCTTGTACGCCCATGGCCGCTGGCCGCTCTTGCTCAAGGCGCCCAAACGGAACCGTCGCCAGCCCAGTCGATGGAGGATCGCTCCCACACGCATCTGCTCTGGTTTGCCCCAATGACCGGGATCGAGCTTGAGCGCCTGACTCATCACCTCACTGCCGGTGGTGGTCTCGCCGATCTGTGACTCTTCGAGCCAGGTCAGGATGGGCGTTTCCCATTCGTCCACTACAAAGCGTTCGTCCTGCTCCTCGCTGAACATCGGCGCTTCCTCTCGCGTTACCCACCAGAGGTCGCCGGCCTCAAAGCAGAACATCGCTTCGGCCCACAGCTGGTCGCGGATCTCGCGCAGCAACGCCATGTCGACCTTGGTACAGGCCACCGGCCAATAACGACGGTTGCCGGTGGCGTCCTTCAGGTACTCGTCCTGGTTGGTAGTGCCGACGAAAACACACTGGCGTGGCACGTCCAGGGTTCTGCGGCCATAGCTTTCGCGGTAGGTGTCGGTCGATGCGGAGAAGAACTGCTTGGCCTTGGTGCTCTCGGCCTTGTTGAAGCTGTCCAGTTCGCCAAGCTCGACGATCCACTTGCCGCGGATCGCCTGAAAGCCGTCCTTGTCGCCGAGGGCAAACGGCGTGTCCATAAACCACTCACCGCCGAGCACGCTCATGGCGGTCGACTTACCGGCGCCTTGTACGCCTTCGAGGATCATCACCGAGTCAGCCTTGCAGCCGGGCTTCATTACCCGTGCCACGGCCGAGATCATCCAGCGCTTGCCGACCTTGGACGTGTAGTCCGTTGCCTTCACCCCCATGACATCCGTCAACCAACGCTCCAGGCGCGGCACACGATCCCATTCGAGTTTTTTCAGGTACTCGCGCACCGGGTGAAACGCGTGGTCGTGCGCCACAACGCTGACGGCTTCGATTACGTGCGACGACTTCACACGCAGGTTGTACTGCTGCGCGAGCCACTTCATCACGCGCACATCATCGATGTCGGCCCATTCGCCGGTACCGCCGCCGTAAGGTGCTGCACGCAGCTTGACGATCTTCGAGCTGAAGGCGCAGTAGCTGATCACGCCAGCCCAGCGTTCGTCGTTAGCCAGGATCAATTCGACGTTCTGCATGTGCGCGATCAAGGCGCCGCTCTCACTGCGAGCCAGCTGATCTTTCCAGCCACCGGCAGCGGGTGGGCGGACCACAGCGAGCACTTGTCGGCGAACCGCGTCGAGGCCTTCTGCGACGTGCAGGTCGTTGAAGTCGGTCCACTTGTCGTGACGCTCAATCGAGAAGATCGGCGAGACCACCTGGGCTCCGACGATCAGGGCGGCGTTGCTCGCTTTCTCCTCACCCGGGTTCCACGCATCACCGCTGGGCTTGGTGGTCTTCCAGTCGTCATCTCGGCAGATGATCAGCGGGCAACCGGCGAAGCGCTCGCGCATGACCTTGCACACGGCCAACAGGTTGCCCGCATCGAAGGCCACGGCCACAGCGAGCGAGGTCGCCATGTGCAGGCTGGCGCCGGTGGCGTAACCCTCACACACCAGCACCGGTTCGCCCGGTACCGGGTGCGGACCGAGCAGGTGAAAGGTGCCCTCCTTCGCCATCCCGTAAGGCCAGTAGGATTTGTCGCGGCCGGTGTCTTCCTGTTTGTTCGGGAAGATCACCTGCAGGCCCATGATCTGATCGCGGGCGTTCTTCATTGGCACAAGCACGGCGCCGGTGCGCGGCGCGTAACGCACATTGATCCCCACGATCTGCTTGCGGTCCAGGTAATCACTGCGCCCGGTGGTCGGCATGCGCTCGAACAAACCCTGCGCCCTTTTCGCGGCCCGCCGCGCAGCGTTGTTCGCGATGTCGGCGGCGCGGCGCTTGGCTTCTTCCTGACGAGCGCGCATCACTTCGCGCTCCTCGGGGGACATGCGACCGGCTTTGACCTTGATCTTCTGTGTCTCGCCCGAACGCCAGTCACCGAAAGCGCCGAAGATCAGCGTGTCGCCCTTCTCCGTGCGCTGCTCGTGGACCACGTACCAGCCGTTCTTTTCTTTGCCCTTGTCCTGCGATGTCTTGCAGCGGGTCAGCTTGCCGAACACCAGCGGCTGCGCTGGCTCCAGACCGTAATCGGCGAATTGGCCCAATACCTCATCGAGCATGCTGAATCCCCCGCTCAGAGAGGGATTGGCAGCTGATGCACTGCGAGCAACCCGGTGAGGCCAGGCGACGGGCTTCCGGAATCGGATCGTCACACGCCTCACAGAACAGCAAGGAATGAGCAGCGCTTTCGGCCTTGGCAGCGCTGCGCGCCGCCATGGCCTGATCGATGCGTTCCTGCACCAGGTCGTTGGCGAAATCGGCGATGTCAGCCACGGTCAGCACCTCGCGTCGTCTGGTTGACGTAGGTGGCGCGGTTGAACAACCCGAGTAACCCTTGAATGCCCCGGAACACCTGCAGGCGAATCGCCGCGAGTTCCTGATCGGTGACGACACCGTCGCCGATGCTCTTGGCCCAAGTCTCGGCCAGATCAGCGACTTGGCGGAAGTATTCGGCGATGCCGGTGGTGAGGGTCTCGGGCATGTCGTTGGTGTAGGTGTCGGCCAGCTCCTGCCAGATCGTGTCGCCGACCAGCGCATGCACCGCATCGAGAATGCGGCGATCCTTGGTCAGTTCGAGGATCTCGCCAAACTCCTGAATGTTGATGGAGTGGCTCGGGTGAGTTGGCGACAGCTTGTGCTGAAGCGTGGTCGGGTTGCGGCCAGTGGTGGCTGCGATGGCAGCAGCGCCGCCCGGGTAATCGCGAGCGGCGTGGTACAGCGCTAAATCGAGCGGCAGGATTTCCCGCTGCGCCCGTTCCAGAGAACTCAGAGCGATACGGCTCATGGCATTAATCCTAAAAGTTGCCAGTGCCGCGCGACAGTAGTTGGTGATACATTTGCCGCGTGGTCTGGAGAGGCCCAAAGCCGGCTAGGTTCGTAAGACCAACACCGGCACCGTGCCGGGGCGAACAATCCGTTGTTCACCCCTGGCGCAACAGCTGCCAGCTCTGTGGTAAGAACGGCAGCAACACCAAGGCTTCCGAGCCTTGGAAACGCGATGAAAGTCGGCGGCATGTGGTGTGCTCGCCTTCTGACATCGCGACCCGATAGCATTGTGGTGATGCTGTCGGGAGAAACTGGGCGACCCTAGGGTCGCCTTTTTTCTATGCGGCTTTGGACTCTTCCATTTCCGGAGGAAATACGTCATCAAGACTGCACGGCGCTCCTAGCTTATTGAGCGCTCTGACTATGGCTCTGCACTCCGTAAGCCCTGCGATTCGACGTCCTGCTTCGTAATTGCTTATACGTGCCTGAGTCCATCCAAGAGCTACAACGAGTTCCTTTTGCTTGATCCCAGCTTTCTCTCGATGTTCAGCGATCAGATTCATGATGCCCTCCAATTAGCCGCAGCCATCTTAATCACGAATCGTAGATATTTCAACACGCAAAGTGATGATAAATAATTTCAGAGCGTGGTAAAAAAAGCACATGAACACACTCGGCGAACGTATTAAGCAATACCGCAAAGCCAAGGGCATGAGCCAACAAGCCCTTGCTTTCGCTTGCGGTTGGGAATCTCAGTCTCGGATAGGCAATTACGAGAAAGGGGCTCGTCAGCCCAATCTCCACGACTTGCAAAAGATAGCGACAGCACTGGGTGTATCTTTTCCAGACTTGGTAGCAGGAAAAAATCGTTCCGACGTTGAGTCGTACTCAGACGCCATTCAAGGTCGGATTCGGTCTGAAGACCGTCTTGTGAGGGACTACGGAAGATCGAAAGACAAAGACCAACCTGTTAGCAGCCTTGTAGGCTGGGCTAAGGATGGAAAGGTGCCTGTGCTATCAAACGCGCAGCTTGGGAATGAGGGCTTCTTCGACACAGTAGAACCGCCACCTGGGCAAGGTGAAGGCTACCTAAACATACATAGCGATGACCCAGATGCCTATGGCATAAGAGTCATGGGCGATAGCCTGATGCCCCGCATAAAAAATGGCGAGTTCGTTCTTATAGAGCCGAACAAACGCTTCATTAGCGGTGACGAGGTCATAGTTCGAACGTCCTCCGGCAAAGCGATGATCAAAGAGTTTATTTATCTCCGAGACGGAATGTACCGGTTGGATAGCGTCAATACCGAGCACGAAACTCTTCACATTGCAGAACAAGAGGTGGAGGAAATTCATCTCGTAGGCGGAATATTGAAGTCATCACGCTTTCTACACAGTGCCGCGCTATTTTAATCACACTATGTGTTGACACGAATAAGCACATTGCGTGATATTCGCCTCACTCTTTACCACAGAGCGAGGCAATACCAATGCGTACCACCGCAACCTTGCATGTCCATCCGGCATGCGTCAGCAATCGCAAACTGATCGAACAGCTGCAGCTCGCCACGGGCTGTCTGGTCATCATTCATAACAGCAAACCCAAGCTTGTCGCCAAGTCCTGCCAGCCCTCTCCTATCGATCCGAACGGTGGAGGGTACGCGGCATGATCAAGTACAAGATCGACAACCGCACCCTGCAGTTGCTTAACGCCCAAGTCAGCCTGACCGAGACCTTCAACCACGTCCTGCGCACAGCACCGACACGTGAATGCCTGGCATTCCGTCTCAAGGCTGAGCGCGGCGCAGTGGAAAGCACTTTTGTCGTGGAGCTGGGCAGCGAACGCCACACGCTGACCCTGCAGAACGACAAGAAGATGCACCTCAAACTGGCCGACTTTATTGAAGAGATCGCCAACGGTCCGTTCGACGCGAGCAACTCCACCGACTTGGTGCATCTCCCGCATGCTGATCGCCAATACGGCCGTTTTGATGTCCAGGACAAGCAGCGCGTGTTCGAACTGGTGCACATCGGCGGCGTGCTGAGCCTCGACATGGGTTTTGAACTTCCCCTGCATGTGGCGCTGCATCGCACTCATACGCGCCGCGGCGTCACCGCCATCTTGAGCATCGGCAACAAGAGTCCCCATACGCGCTGCTTCACCTTGTACGACCCCGATGCCGAGATCTACGCAAGGCTTATTGAGTCCATCAATCACCTTGCTGCAGCGGCCACTCCTGCTGCGCACGCGGCATAGGAGAGCGATATGGAACGCACCCTCGCCCAAGCAGCCGCACAACTCGGCCTCACTCGCCCCAAACTGATCGCTCTCATGCGGGAAAAAGGTTTGCTCAAGGGAAACCTGCCGGCGGACCCGAAGCGCGACAAAGCGTACCTCCGGATCAAGGACAGCCCTTGGTATGACGAAAAATGCGGAATGCAGTACAGCCAGTCGACCCGCGTCATGCAAGCAGGCATCCACTGGCTGGCCGAGCAGTTGGACATCGATCTTCCTGCCATCCCGGCCGATCGCCGTGACGTGGCCTAGGGAGTATGCCCGCCAGATCGTTGCCATGCGCACACGCAAGGAGCGCAACGCCGCGCTCCTCGAAGTACCTGAACATCTGCGCGAGCTCACGAGACGCCACTGCCTGAACGCTTGGAATCATCCGAAAAGGAAAAGGAATGATGAACAACGACCTTCTTGATTACCTCTTGAAATCTCTACTGATATTGCCTCCTGCAGATCGGACACCTCAGAACGTAAGAAACGTACTCAATCTGGCTGCTGAAGCCGCGGGCGGCAACCCGCTAGAGCTAGGCGAAGTCGCAATCGCTCCGAATCCAGCAGCGACGTTAATTCGGATTGAAGAAGTATCGAAGATTGTCGGATTAGCACGCTCAACTCTCTATAAGTTCTTAAGCGACCCCGACAATGACTTTCCTCGCCCCGTAAAGCTATCAGCAGCGACCGGAAAAGGCGCGTCCGTAGCATGGGTATTGGCGGAAGTACAGCAATGGGCTCGTTCTCGGCTTGCATTTCGCTGTGAATATGAACATCGAAAAGAGACAAGAGCATGACCGCCAATCAGAGCGAGTTGCGCCTCATCCCAGCGCCTGAAACAGCCACCGTCGAACTGCTGTACCGCATCTTCGGTGACGTTCTGATACCGCTGGAGAAAGTCCGCGAACAGTACTTTCGCAATCTCAACGAGCAATCATTCGTGACAGAAATCAACAGCGGCCGGATCCAGCTCCCGATCACCACGTTGGACACCAGCCGCAAGGCGCTGAAGTACGCGCACATCCGCCACGTTGCCTCGCTGATCGACATCCGCGCCTACAAGGCCGATGAAGACATGCAGCGACAGCAGGACGGCCAATGCCGTGCCCCCACACCACTGACGGCCGTCACCACCGGCCAACGACAACCTTAGGAGCACACCACATGATGACCCCAATACAAATCGGTGCACTGATCATCCTGATAGCTCTGGCCGCCCTGCTGCTCTGGGGCGGTTACATCATAGGCCGCGGCGATGGCCTGGAGACCGGCCTGCGCGAGGGTGAAGACATCCAACGCGCCGCAAGCGCCAAAACCATCCGCGAGCTTCGAGCCTCCCTGCAGTTCATCCGGGCCGATCACACTCGCTTGGCACAAACCTGCAAACGACTTGAAGCAGCCCCCCTCTTCGGCCCAGCCGAGCACCAGACGCTGGTCGCCATCGGCGAGTTGCTGCGGATCGCCGCCGAAACCTTCAGCGCCTTTCGTACTGGCAAGAAACTCGAGCTTGATGCCTGGTCCCTGCGCGAACAGGTGCTTGCAATGACTGCGCAACCGCAGCCAGAAATCGAAGACAGCCTGGCCGGACATCCACTCTCCCGCGCCGAGAAAGTCACTGTGGAGGCTGCGTGAATGAGCTGGCTCTTTTCGCAGGCGCTGGTGGCGGAATACTCGGCGGAAACCTCCTCGGCTGGCGCACCGTCTGCGCCGTTGAGCGTGATGCCTACGCCGCACAAATACTGGCGCAACGACAAACCGATGGACTGCTCCCGCCTTTCCCGATTTGGTCTGACGTGTGCAGTTTTGACGGACGCCCTTGGCGAGGCCTTGTTGACGTGGTTTCGGGAGGATTTCCTTGTCAGGACATCTCGGTCGCAGGCAACGGCCTCGGTATCGCCGGTGCCCGCTCCGGACTGTGGCGGCAGATGGCACGAATTACCGATGAGGTACGACCGCGCTACGTCGACCTGGAGAACTCACCATTGCTTGTGGGAAGAGGACTTGCCGTGGTGCTCGGTGACCTTGCCGAAATGGGGTATGACACGCGATGGGGTGTTATCGGAGCGGCTGACTTCGGCGCCCCTCATCAGCGAGACCGGATCTGGCTCATCGCAGAGGACACACGTCAGACGATGGCCAACACCGGTGGCGAGCATGGCAAAGGGATCCTCCCCCGCCGCACTGACTCGCCGATCCGGGGCCGACCGCTCGAACGATCGCCTGGATCACGCCGTGATGGCAATGGATGGTGGTCATCTGAACCCGGAATGGACCGAGTGGCTGATGGGATGGCCCATCGGGTGGACCGACTTAAGGCCATTGGCAACGGACAGGTTCCAGTCGTGGCAGCAAGCGCATTTGAAGCGCTCTGTATTAGTTAGCAAGGAGGCAGCATGAACATTCAATTTCTTAGTCATGAGCAGGTCTGCGAGCTGACCGGAGCTAAAACTAAAGCCGGTCAGATTACGGTACTGAAGCGCAATGGCATTCGTCACACCATCAAGCGCAATGGCTGGCCTTGCGTGATTGCCTCGGCGCTGACAGGAGCAACTACCACCGCGCCTGAAACTCCAACGTGGCAGCCGCGCCTGGTGGGATAAATGGGAAGAAGGCCAACAAAGCCGGGGAGCATTCCCCGGCTGCGCGAGAGAAAACGCGGCAACACCACCTATTACCTTTACGACACTGGCGGGAAACCACGCAAGGAAATCCCGCTAGGTACAGATTACGGCCTAGCCATACTAGAGTACGCAAAGCTCGAAAAAAGCCGCGTCTCTCAAGCTTTGACACAAACCGTACTTACCTTTGCTTACGTAGCCGAGCTTTATATGAATGAGGTGGTTCCCACAAAAGCCCACGCCACCCAAAAGGACAACGCGCGCGAACTGAAAAACCTTCTCCTGTTCTTCAACGACCCGCCCGCTCCTCTAGAAGCAATCGAACCGAAACATGTTAGCCAGTACCTTCGTCATCGCGGTAAGGCAGCACCTATTCGTGCGAATCGGGAGAAAGCGTTACTCAGCTCCATCTGGAACTTTGCTCGCGAGAATGGTTATACATCCTTGGCAAATCCTTGCTCAGGCGTGAAAGGCAATAAAGAAACCGGTCGCGACATATATGTCGAAGACGACGTACTTGCCAGAGCCTACCAGCATGCCGATCAGCCATTGAGAGACGCTTTGGACCTGTTCTATTTAACAGGTCAGAGGGTCGCAGACACATTGAAGATGGATGAGCGAGACATAAAAGACGGGAAGCTCTCCGTTCAGCAAGGCAAGACTGGGGCTAAACGAAGGATCGAGATCATTGGTGAGCTCAAAGTCGTAATCGATCGAATCATGGCACGAAAGGCTGGACACAAAATCAGATCAACACGTCTCGTAGTAATCGACTCTGGGCAGCCGATGACAACCAGCATGCTCAGAAAACGGTTCGATGACGCCAGGGAAGCAGCCGGGATTCCAAAAGCAGAATTTCAGATGCGCGACCTAAGAGCAAAAGCGGCGACGGATAAGGAGGAGTCAACAGGCAGCATCCGAGAAGCTCGGGACCAGCTCGGACATACAACCGTCGGGATGACAGAACAGTACATCCGCATGCGGAAGGGGATGAAGGTTACCCCCACGAAGTGACTGACGGTCACGAATTGCGGAAAAGATTTTTTGATTGCGGAAAAAAGAACGAAGGGCTTGCATGAGATATGTCATGCAAGCCCTTGATATTTTTGGTGCCCGAAGCCGGAATCGAACCGGCACGCCCTTACGAGCGGGGGATTTTAAGTCCCATGCGTCTACCAGTTTCGCCATTCGGGCGGTAGCGCGGTGTTGCTCTTTCCAGCTGTTGAGTCGCGATCCTGGCAGGATGCAGGCTTAAACAGCCGAGCGGGAAATATATACATCACGTCCCGGTGAAGCAAGTTCGCAGTGGCTGATTTCAAGACTAAATCTTGCTGCTCACTGGAAATAAAAAAGCTCCGTAAATCATGGATCTACGGAGCTTGTTTATAGTGGAGGCCGAGGTCGGAATCGAACCGGCGTAGGTGGATTTGCAATCCACTGCATAACCATTTTGCTACTCGGCCTCAAAACGTCTGTTATCAGTAGCACAACAACAAACGCGTTTTAACTTGGAGCGGGAAACGAGACTCGAACTCGCGACCCCGACCTTGGCAAGGTCGTGCTCTACCAACTGAGCTATTCCCGCTTGGTGATGCGCATTCTATAGAATTAAGAAGCTCCGTCAACCCCTTGATTCAAAAAAGTTTTATTTCTTTTCAACATCGGTCTTCAGATGCGGCCAGGCAGCGCGCAGGTACTGAACCATCGACCACAGCGTCAGGCCGGCGGAGACCATCAGCAAGGCGTAACCGAGAATGACCCAGAAGGTGAAGTCCCGTGGATTGGCCAGCAGGATCACCAGCGCGAGCATTTGCGCAGCGGTTTTCCATTTGCCCAGGTTCGATACGGCAACGTGTGCACGGGCACCGAGTTCGGCCATCCATTCACGCAATGCCGAAACGACGATCTCGCGACCAATGATGACAGCCGCTGGCAGTGTCAGCCAGAGATTGCCGTGTTCCTGCACCAGCAGGACCAGTGCGACGGCGACCATCAGCTTGTCGGCAACCGGATCGAGAAACGCTCCGAACGGCGTGCTTTGCTCCAGTCGGCGAGCCAGATAACCATCCAGCCAGTCCGTTGCTGCCGCGAAGGCAAACACCGAGGCGGAGGCCATGTAACTCCATTGGTAAGGCAGATAGAACAGCAAAATGAAGATCGGAATGAGCAGGACGCGTAGAACGGTAATCAGATTAGGGATATTCAT